TGTCCAGGGCGAGGTTGTTATACGGGAGCCCGATCTCCTTGAGGTCCTGGCGGATATTCAGGCGGACCCCGAACCGTCGGGAGACCGTATCCCGGGCGTCCGCAATATAGGCATAAAACAGGCGGAGCATTATCCGCTCATATTTCCGGATCACCGGGCCGGCCTTTGCCGGGTCCTTCCTCTGACCCGGGGAAAAAGAGGAGCGGGGCATTATGCCTCGTTACTTCCCGGGATCCTGCCGTCCGCGTCATCCCCTGTGAAGAGGCCGAGCGCCATCTGAATAGTCCGCCGGTATTGCTTCCGGTCCAGGAGGTCCCCGGGGTCTAACTCTTCTTTTGAGGCATCAATCGCAAGGCGGGCCTTCATCAGGGCCTGGAGGCCTTCATCCTGGGAAAGGCTCAACTTTGCCGCCCGGTATTTCTCCCGCTTCTCTATGAGCTCCGCGACCCGTTCCGGCTCGAGGGGGTCCCGCTCAAGGAGGTCCCGGAATTCATTTTCATCCGCAACGGTTAGGCCGGCGTCAACAAGTTTTCCGAGGGCCAGGGCCTGCTTCATCCAGATCTCGGATTTGTCAATGCTCGGAGACGGGATGATTATCTTAACCGTGTATCCCCGGAAGAGGTTTGCCTCCAGGTAAGTTTGGAGGAGGAGCTCAAAGGATTCCGTTATCCAGGTATGAGTGCTCCTGATATAGGAGAGGAGGAGCTCCTGCTCCGAGGCGGAGGACCCCCCGATAAGGGTCCCGTCCTTTGCGATCAGGCTCGCCGGGGTGAAGTAGTCAACGACCATCTTTGCCAGGGCGTTTATCGTCTCAATTGCGGAGGAGTTATCCTTCAGGTCCGGGATTATCAATTTCATATTTGGCCTGAGCTGATAGGCCGTATTTTTCCCCCAATTTGCAAGGAACTGCTGCCCGTATTCAATATCATCCCCGGTGGCGTCGGTGATCTCAAGGAATAGGATCGGCGCTCCGATCCGGTTTACCTTTTGCATCTGCGCCTGCCACGTGAAGTCTAACATTGTGATAATCGGCGCGATCGGGCGGACGATCGGATCCCCGGCAAGCTCCCCGGTTGAGGGATCGCTGACGGTGAAGATATGCTTAAGCGGGGTCTGCAGCATCCTCCCGGAAAAGTTCCCCGTAACCGGGATCGCGTCAACGATGTTATTCAGGGTTTGCCAGTATTCAATCTCCCCGGTGGTGGGGTTCAGAGTCACGCCGGGGAGGATGTCCGCGTATTTGTTTACCCGCCCGTAAGGCTGTTTTGAGAATGACTCCGGGGGGAGATGACGGAGTTTTTTGAGGATATACTCCGAGGTCTTTCTGACCTCCCCGGTTTGCGGGTTCATCTCCTCCCCGTAATCCCATACGGGGTTAAAGAAGGACATCCCGAACCAAAATACGTCGGTCCAGGCCAGCCTCATTTGAGACCAGAGGCGGACGTCTTTAGCGTCACACATTTTCATAAGGTGCTTTGCCAGGGCCTCATCCGGCTCCCCGTTTTCATTTGTTACCTCAATCGTGTATTTCTCATTAAAGATGAGGTTCCGATGCTTTGAAGCGACCCCCGCGCCGTAAACGTTGCGGGAATATTTCTTCAAGCGGTCCGCGTCAATTTGCGTGACGGTATAGACCGACCCCCAGGACGAGAGATAGATGACTCCTTCCTCTTTACCCCGGGCGACGGTGCTCAATGCTTCAGACATTTTTTAAGACTCCTGATAATTTGATTATCCCCCGATTCCCGGGATGTTCCCGGTTTGACCGGTCCGGCGTCCCCACCGGTCCCGTTGCGACTCAACTATCTCCGGGATCCCCTGGGGAGGCTGAACCATCATCGACGGTTTTTCTCCTTTTGAGGGCTGACCCAACCGGCTGACCCACCAGATCGGAAGAGCAACAGAGAGGACCAGATCGTCGTGGGTCCCCTCCCTCCAGGCCTCATAAGAGTCATGGCCTTTGTTACTGATCTTCAGGCGGAAATTAAGCATTTCATCAATGAGCGTTTTTGAATCCGCAAGGGTCCCGCTTATCTTAACTTGCCTCTGTTGAAAAGCAACATTCATCGCCGCCACAAGGTCCCGCTTCGGAACCGTCCAGGTCAACCGCTCCCGGAGGGACGGGATATAGAAGGCCCCCTCCTTCTTCTTCAATTCCTCCTCGGCCTGGGCTTTGCTCTTTGCTACATCCCCGCCGGTGATAGTGATCGCGAGCGGGATTATCCCCTCCGCGTAAAACATATCAAGAACCGCCTGCCCGACCCCCGTCGCGTCAATGCAAAGGAGGGGCTTTGCCAGGGCCTCCCGGATCTCAACGGTCCGCTTCACAATATCCGGGTATGCAGTCCCCAGCTGGAACCTCTGAAGATGACGGATGACAAAGGCCCGGGGGCGGAGCGTATAATCAATGACTGATAGCGCCGTATAGTCCGTTGTCTGTCCGATGTCCAGGCTCATTATCCAGGACATTTTAAGAGGCCTCCCGGGCCTTCCCGTCTTGAATCTTCTTTATCATCATCGCGAGCTCCTCCCCCTCACCTTCATCCCGGGGGACCCGGTTTTCAATTGGCTTTCCGTTAACAAAGAGAGGCGGGATACTATTATCGATTGCCTCCATGATGAGGTCATAATTAAAGACCTGATCAACCGTTTGCACAAATTCACATTCATATTCCTGGGCGACCCACCAATCCCCGAGGGTCTCCCTCTCTGATAGAATAAACTCCGGGGTAATCCGGGGACATTCCCACCAGGGGATCTTTGTCCGCGCCCACTTTGAGCCCCCCTTCTCCCAGGCCTGAAAGAAATGTCCCCGCTTCCCGAAGGGGGTTGACATCAGGACTAACTGCCCGTGAGAGACCGCAAGCATCGGGCGTATAGCGGCATAGAGGGCATCGTCAACCCGGCTCGCCTCATCCTCAATGATGAGATCGGGCTTTGAGAATCCCCGGATCGTTTTCTCCTCCCCGGGGAGGGAGACGATCCGGCTGCCGTTGGTAAATTCACAAGAGGTTTTATTGTCCTCGTCGAGGGCCATCTTATCCCCCATCAGGGCGTCATAGTGCTCACTGACTTTCTTAAAAAGTTCAATGCTCTGACGGAGGGAGGGGGAGACGACCAGGGTAAGGGACCTGGGAAAAAAAGTAGCTTTGTGAAGGGCCTTTGCGGCGGCGGTCGTTGACTTCCCCGCCTGCCTTGTGCAATTCCATAGGCTGTCTTGAGATGTGTTAAGGGCCTCCGTTTGCCAGGGGTCGATCGGCCCGATCCGGCTCTCCCAATTGAGCTTCTCACGGACCCACACGGCGGGGTCGGCGGTATGTCTCCATCTATTGATGAGGTCCTCCTGGGGGATCGCGTGTATAGGGTCATCATCATCCCGGGGGGAGGGCCTGCGCGTCATTGCTTCACTTACGGGGGACGATACTATCCCCATTTAGGAGCCTCCGTTTGACCTCCGCCTCAAGATCCGCCGGGGTCATATTGTTGAGAAGGTCCACGGCGATCTTCCCTCCGTCCTTCCCGGTAAACTCCCGGCCCTCGATCGGCTTATACCCCCGCTTTGCCCCGAGGTTAGTCAATGCAAACTTTACGGCCCAGGGCTCATTATTGAGCAGGGCGGTATAAAGAGCCCCCTCGGCAATGTCCAGAACCCCGTCCCGCTCCTCCTCAATGACGGCCTTAAGGTCCGGGTTGTCCTTCACCCTCCGCCAGATCGCCTGCCGGGTTACTCCGAGGGATTGAGCGGCGAGCGTAATAATCCCTTGATACTCACGGAGGGCCTTTTTGACCTTTGAATCAGTGAGCCTTACCCCCCTGGTCATAGGCCCACCCCGGTCTCCTCCTCAATGCAGGGATTTGAGGCCCCCTTCTTCTCTCCGGCCCCGGAGGACTTCCGCTTAAACCCGGGCTTCTCCGGCTTCCGTTTGGTATTTTTCCCGGGCTTTTTTTGAGATTCCGGAGGCCTGACGGGGGGCCGGGCATTGTCGGGCAGGACGTCCTCCGGCTTGATATTCCCTTTGAGAATTTTTACCCCGGGCGGGAGCTCCTCTTTCCCCGCCGCCTTCTTTAACTTCTTGATGTCCCCCTCGGTGATCCGGGACCTGGGCGGGTTTGAATGAACCGCAACCTCGCGGAGGCCTTTTTCCCCTTCCTCTGCCTTCTTTGAGGCCTTTTTCGCGTCAATCATGTCAATCAATTCCCTCTTTCTCCCCGTTAAACTCTCCCATCGCTGACAACAAATCTCGCAATATTCCGGGCTCAATTCCATCCCTAAACAAATTCTTCCGGTCTGCTCTGATGCAATAAGGGTCGTCCCGGCCCCTAAAAACGGATCCAGGATGACATCACCCTGGCGGGAAAAATCAAGAAGGATCTTCCCGAAGAGGCCGACGGGCTTTTGAGTAGGATGATAGCGGGAGGGCCCCTCCTCCGCCCGGGACCCCTTCCGGCTCAAGCCGTTCCAGAGCCACCGGTATATTTTGACAACTTTATCGAATGAGGTCCAGGCGAGTTCTCCTTGAGCAAAGGAGCCTGTATTCTCCTTATCCCATACGATCCAGCATCGGGACGGGGGGAGGAAGTCAGTAAAATAATTTCCCCCGAAGATTATTTTTTGAGGGAGGTCCTGCAGCAAGGAGTAAACCTCTTTGCAGGTGTCTGTTGATTCATCTCCCTCAACGACGGGGTATGTTTTTGAGGAGACGTAATTATCATCTCCGATCCGGCCCGTGAATTTTGTTGTCCCCCCGCCGCCCACCTTCCCGGTCTTATGAGGCTCGGATTTATGATACCGGGCCTTTTTGTCTTTCTTAACGACGCTTATCCCGTAAGGGGGATCCGTGAAGAGGAGGTCTGGTTTATCGGTCCGTATCAGGGCCGGGAGGTCCTCCCGGGCGTCCCCGCAAAGGATCCGGTGGGCTCCCAGGGCGATCAGGGTCCCCCGCTTTATTGAGGTCCTCACGGTCTCCGGGGGCTGATAGTCATCCTCTTTCAAGCTGTGAGTAAGGAGATGATTTTCCCGGGCGAGGCGGTTCATCATCTCCTGGATTTTTTCATCATCAAATTTTACCCTTTGCATAAGCCGCTCGAGGAGCTCCTTGTCGGCCTCCGCCATCCCCGTGATCGGGTCAAAGGTGAGGAGGGCCTCTTTTTCTTCCTCTTCAGACAGGTCCACATATTTCACCGGGACCTTATCCTCCCCTCCCTCAATAGCGATTTTAACCCACAGGTGGCCATCTATGAGGCGATCGGTCCTCTTATTGATGATCACGTCCTGGAGCCAGCCGATCCTCTTCAGAACGCTTTGAAGGGCCTCCTTTTGAGCCTTCGGATGACGTCTCCAATTGTCCGGGTTCGGGTTCAGGACCTGGGGATCTACTTCCCCGTAACTGATGATCCGGTTTTTCCATTTGTCCGGATCCCGGGGATCCTTCTTAATTTTAGTCATAGAATACGCCTGCCGGGACTTGAACCCGCGCCGGTTCCGTTAAGCGCCGTTTACCTCCCAGGGGAGCGGGGAGGAGGGAGTGGATTCCGTTGAGAATCATGAACACCTGATCAGAGATATACAAGAGAAACCCGACAACGTCACTCGTGGCAATTGGAATGATAGACACTCCTTTTTCCCTCCTTACTTCTTCCCCGCCGGTGGACCATTCGGCCCCCGGGAAATTTCCCCTCCGGACCTGATTGAACCGGGCCTGGGAAAAATTTTGATGGTATCTCCTCACTTTTTGAAGAGGTTTTCAAGGACAGCGTGGCCGGAGAATCTCCGCCAGATTGCATCGACGAGGCCGTTGATCCACATTTGAGCGCCCTGGAACGCTACAAAAAGCGCCGCAAGGAGGCCCCAGTTGATCTCATTGATCGGGGTTCCCTGATAGATGATGACTCCCCCGAGGAAGAGGCCGAAGATGACTGAAGCAACTAACCGCCCGACGTTGAATTCCCCGGGC